CCTGCCGGCGCCCGCGCGCTCGATCTGCAGGGCAGCGGCTTCAAGCACACGGGCATAGGTGACGCCGCCACTAAAGCGCACGGTCTTGCGCGGGTGCGGCCGATAGTCGAAATCGCGGAACATCTCGACGGTTTTCATGCCCGCGGCATCCAGTAGGTCGAGATCACGTCCGTCATCCAGCCCGGTGTTTGCGCCTCGGTGCCGGGCACCAGGATCTCGCGGTTTTCATAGAGGTGGCTGGTATACCTAAGTATAGCGTCGGTAATGCCCGGATCGATCTCGTCGGCGTCGGCGTAGCCGGATGGCATCGTCACCACCATGCCGGCGGCAAAGGCACCCTCGATCGCGTACAGCCCGATGCCATGGGTTGACATCGATGTCAGCGCATAGTTGGCGGAAACGTCGCCGCTGCCATTGGCCGCAACCGTGAAGCTATTCACCGGCGACACCGGCACCGTCGCAACCTCTTCGCAAAAATCACCCTCGGCCGGCGTCCACTGCCACGTCACCGGATTGACCGAGACATTGGTGACCCGTTCGAACCAGTTGATGGCCCGCTTGATGGCGTCGGTGATGTAGAGATCATCGTAGGTACCATCGACCCGCAGGTGGGACTTGGCGAGAGGCAGCAGCGCCGCTGGCAATGCGGCGCGGTCCAGGCCGGTGGCGATAATCATGCTTCCACCTGGCGGTAGTAGCGTTCGATCACCGGCATCAGGTCGCAGGACAGCACCGTGCCATCCGAGCGCAGCATCATCAGCGTGGTGTCCGAAATCGTCATTTCCTCGATCCCGATGCCGTCGGCGCCGCGGTCGCCCTTGGCCCCGCGCTCGCCGGCTGGCCCCTTTTCCCCCGGCCGGCCCCGCACCCCCTTGGCGCCGAGCATCCAGCCAGGCCCCGGAAGGTCGCCAGGATCGTCACGGACGGCCCGCCATTCGCTGCCGTTGTGGCAGACCACGTCCATGGCCCGATAGTGCGCCGACGCATCCCACAGCCCCCGCGCCTCGCCTGGATAGGCATCCAGACCGCGTTCCCCTTGCGGCCCCGGTTCCCCTGCCGGCCCTGGCGGTCCGATATCCCCCGCCAGCCCCCGCGGCCCAGGATCGCCCACAGGCCCGCGCTCGCCGGCTGCACCCCGTTCCCCTGATGGACCCGGTGTTCTGATTACGTTCCCGTAGGCGTCGGTTAGCTCGGTTACCTTGGCTTCTAGAACAATTCGGGCATTTCGTTCCGTCGCCAGCACCTCGCCGACGGCGGCAATAATCGAGTTATGATCAAGCTGCATGGCTATCCATGGTCCGCTGCAACAGGAACCGGGCGTAGGCTTTTGCCTCTTCCGGGTCCGGCTTGTCCTCATCGTCGTCGGGCTTTTCTTCGTCGGGCGGCGGTGCGGCTGGCGGTGGTGCCGTCAGCGCCTTGTCCCATGCCGACAGCGGCACGACCTGTTGCTGCACCCGCGGCTCGTTGCCTTCCTTGGCGGCGGGCAGGCTTTCGCGGGCGCGGGCTTCGTTGGGCGAGAAGATGCCGCCTTGCACCGCGCGCGCCAGGCCGTCGATGCGGTCCTTGAATGCGCTTCGCAGCAGGATCGAGCTATCGAGTTCGGAATATTCGCCGTCGTTTTTCGAGATGCCGAACAGCCGGTCGATCGCCAATTCAACCTGGTTCAGCGCAAACCCCAAACCGCCCCCGATCCAGAAGTTCATCAACGCTTCTGTCGACCCCATCGGCTGCGCGTCGGAGCCGATGATGGCCAGCGGCACTCGGAACACCGCGGCGATCTGCTGGTCCGACATCTTCTGTGCTTCAGCAAATTGCGCATCGGCCTGGCTGACGCTGATCGGCGAGAACTTCAGCCCCGATGTCAGGATCGGTGTCCCGCCCGCGGCGAGGCCCCTGGCCTGCTCGTCCCAGCGCGACCGCAGTTCGGCGACCTGCGTCGGCGTCAAGGTCATGTCGGTCTGCAACACGCCTGATGGCCTGCTCTGGTTGCCATAGAACGCGATCGACTGCGCCATCATGGCGTTGCCGGCGCCGACCGCGAGCGCCGCCGCGGTCAGCGGGGTGTCGCCGATCAGGACGTGGCGCGGTGTATGCAGGCGGATATGCAGCACGTCGCGCGCGGGAACGTAGCTAAGTTCGTCCAGCTGCAGCGCCTCGATGCGGCCGTCTATGACATCGTTGCCGCCGAGGGCATAGTAGATATCGCCGCCGATCACCTGCGGGCGGGAGATATCCGGATGCATCAGATGCAGCGATGCAATTTCAAAGCGGTCGTTGCGCAGCGCCAAGGCATAGGCATTGCCGTTGAGGTAAAGCGACCGCACCGCGTTGAGCAGGAAGTCGCTGATGGTCTGGTAATCGTTCGGCGACCGCAGGATGCGCGACAGCGCCGAGTTGGTGACCCGCTCGCGACCGCCATTGTCATGTTCGCGCCAATGGCTTCCAGGGCACATGGCGATGGTCTGCGCATAGGCCGACACGCAGGCTTCCACCATGGCCGAGGTGGCGCCGCCCTGCGGGTCGTATCCCATTTGCCAGAAGTTCATGTATTTGCCGACGCTGGCCGGCAGCCAGCCGTCCATCGTCAGCCACGGTCCTTCACGGTAGGCACCCTCCGCAGCCTTGCTGCGGAAGGTGTCCGTAATCCGCGTCAGCAGGCTCATTGCTTCGGCGGCTCCGGTTGCCTTGCCACCCGGCCCGGCGCCCTGGTGGTGTATTCGCCGCCGGTCCTGTCCGGCTGCATCGCCCGTTCGTTGTGGTCGGCGTTGCGCTTCTGGCGCGCCTGCCGCTGCTCGTCGGTTTCGTTGCGTTGCGGCTTGCGCCGCGCCTGGCGGTCGGCGTTGCGCTTTTCCCGTGCCTGCCGCTGGGTGTCGTCCTCGTCACCTTCCGGCGGCGGTTCTTCCGGGTCTGACTGCGCCTGCGCCCAGGCATTGGCCGCCTCGACCGCGTAGGCGCGATCCTCGTCGGTCAGCTCGTGATCGTGTTCGAACGGCTTGTCGGCGTCGAACGGCGGCGCCACGGTATCCATCTCGACCGCCCAGTGACTATCCTTGGCATCTTCCGCCTCGGCGTCGGGCATCGTCAGCACGCTGCCCTTGTACGGCCCGACGATGATGTACATCTGCCGACTGCCTTCCATCCCGGTCGGCTCGGTCACCAACTGTTCATACGGGATTGGCCGCGATGCGCTGGCGGCAATGTCGGCGGCAACGCGGGCATTGGCCTCGGCGCTGGCATCATCCTCGCCCGCGGCGCGCGGCCCACGCTGCTGCATCACTGCCGCGGCGGGTGCCCTGGCGCCCCTCGGCGGTGTCGGTAGATCGGATTGCTTGTCGTCTGCCATGGCAGATCCTCCAAAACGGTTAAAAGGTCGGCGGGAAAGCAGATGCTCCCCCGCCGATAAGGTTCGTTTACCAGGTGACGCCGGTCATCCAGGTAACCATGTTGGCGCGCCGCATGGTCCAGTTCATGTCGACCATCATGCGAACGCCAATGCTGGCGGTCTGCCACAGCGACCGCACAGGTGCCGCGATAGAACCGATGACAGGCGGTTGCACCGTGCCGCCGACGATCGGCAGCGGCGTGGTGTCCTCTTCGTGGATCGTGGCAACGTCCGAGACATCGAATTCGGGCGCGTCTCCGGTAACGCTGGCGAACTCGGCCGCATCGACCATGATCAGCATGCCGGCCGGCACGGTGGTCGAGGTGATGACGGATAGATTGCGCAGCGAACCGTTCTGAATGTCAGCGAAGATGAAATCGCCGTTCGGGGTAACAACCCAGGACAGTTTCAACGCCTGCGCCGGGTTCATAAGAAGAACTAGGTCGCTGCCACCACGCGCCGCACTGATCGGAGCCATCAGCGCCGTAATGTCCGCTATCATCTTGTCAAATGCCGTCGTCAGAACAGATGGCGTCAAGCCACCGACACCGGCGCGCAGGCCGGCGGGACGAATGGTATCTGCCACGGTGGCATCGATCAGCACGGTATCGATGGCAACAGCGGTGTCGTCGTTGATGGCCTGGCGGATCACACCCTCGATCGCTGGCGTGGAATGCAGCGCCATCTCGCGGGTGAACTCGGAGATGACCGCCATTTTCTTCGGCGTCAGCGTGATGGCCGTCAGCCCCAGCTTGCGCACCGGGATCGGCTGGCCTTCACCGACGAACGAGCCGTTGATGGTCGGCGTTGCCGAGCGGCCCGGCACCTTGATGACGCCGTTGCGGCCGAAGGTGAACTTGATCCCCTTGGCGGCCAGCTTCGGATAGATCGTGGTGATCGGCAACTGGCCGAGGAAATCGGCAATTGCCGTGCCGACCAGTTCGGCCGCCCATGTCGCCTGCGTGGTGATCGCGGGACCGACCGCGGTTCGCAGCACGGCACCAGTACCCTCGTCGCCGGGATAGCGTTCGCGCAGAACTTCCTCGATGGTTTTCTGCTGCATCTTGGCGATAAAGTGCGCAGTCATGGCGCGATAGATATGATCGCGAGGTTCCAGCTTGCGCAGCGTGTGCGGTGTGCGGACGATCGACGGCGCCGGCATCCGCTGTTCGGCGGTTGCCCGCTGTGAGGCAAGCCCGGTTTCCAGTTTCTTCAGCGTATCGATCTGCTTGGAGATGGTGTCGC